TACCATTAATGTGCCTTGTCTCCGAATATCATATTCAGATTCAACTGCTAAATCCATTAATTTAACTGTACCTGCCGCACTAGGGTGAGAAACTAGGCAAACATAGTTTGCTAGATTAACTCTTTGTGGGTAAGCACCTGTTGCAGTTTTACCTGCGTCTACTGCTGTAGATGAAGATAAGTCTGAAGCAACAAAATGAGCAGTTGGTATTAATTCAATACCTGCTACTTTCATTACTTTACCTTCTGCAACACCGCCGTTAGCACCGCCTGAGAAGTCGATATTAACTGCGTTTGTAGCGTTAGCTAGTTTGTAATATTCCTCTAGTCTTATAAAGGCTTTTCTACCTTCTTTAGGAACATAGTTTGCGTCCAATGCTTTAGCGGCGTCAAACAAACTGTCTATCATTCCGTTAGCGGCAGTTGCGGCTGTCGCTGAAGCAATAGAAGTATTTGTTACAACTGTACCTGCACCATATCCTGAGTCAGATACATTCGCTGAAGCCTGAGCGGCTTGACCGATTGTTTGTAAGATATGCTTATCTTTTTGGAAAGCTAATGCTCTTCCAATTTCTGTTGAGTAAGCACTTCTTACGTCCCAGTGGTTCTTAGCTTCTTCAATGTTAGATAAGAATACTGAGCTTAGTAGAAGGTCATTAATTGTAATAACCTTTTCGTTGTGGTTTACGTCTGAGCCTGTAATTTCCGCACCTGCTACATGATAAGCCGCACCAACTCTACCCATTACTGGGAAAGTTGCTGACTTACCTGAAGAGATAGACCTAACCATCTCTGCTCCTTGTGTAACTGAAGCTCTATCAAAAGAAGTTAAAACTTCTCCTGCAAAAACTTTCAGAAACAGAGCGTCTTCTGTACCAGAAGCATTAACTTTACCGACTGAGACTGGACTTGCGTTTGACATATTGTGTCTCCTTTGGTTTGTTACGCTTGTTTAGAAAGCCTTTTTACTTTGGTCTCTTAAACCAGATTGTCTACCGCAGTAGGTCAAGCTAATTAACTTATGTAAATTAGGCAGTTGCCCTCAATAAGAGTGCACAACTATTTTCCTTAGCAATCCCACTTACGCAAAGCTAATGCTTTCCTAGTAGGTTTACCATTCTTAGACATTGCACCTTTAACACCAGACATACGAGCACAAAACGATTTACGTCTTCCGCTAGATTTACTTTTAGTTGGTGCTTTTAGGTTGTGTCCTTTGCTATTAAAATGAGCCCTTCCTTTGGCGTTTAAACCACCTGAAGGGCTTTGGTATTTTTTAGCAACCATTACTTTTTCTTGGCAGTTTTAGCCGCTCTTTTAAAATTAGCGGCAGTTGGAGCTCCTTTGCTCCCTGCTTTTCTCATACTTTCACCAGAACCTTTTTTGATTCTGTTACGCTTCGCATGAATGTTTGCATATAATCCTTTTTTAGCCATAACTATTTCTTCTTTTTTGCTTTCATAATTTTTGATTTTAAAGCGGCAGGTAATCTTTTCTGTCCACCTTTTAGTGCTTTACTTGGTCTTCCTTTTTTAGAACCATAAGTTCCTTTTCCCATTGGCATATTTATATCCTTTACTTTTTTTCTTTAGATTTAGTTTCTTCTTTAACATTCACTATTTTGTCTAGTTCTTCTAATGAGTGTTTAGCACATGTAAGTTTTTCAAACCTGTCTTTGACAACTTCTAATAGCTTATCATGTTCACCAATACCTACAGGTTTCTGTAAGTATATATCTATGACAGCAGAGTGCTCTGCAACATCTGCTTCAAAAGATTTTTTTAATGCGTGTAGTAGCATTTGTTCTCCTTATAAATTACTGTTTGCGATTTTTGCTTTGACAGCGTTTTGATAAGCAGTGTCTTTTGTATATCTTGAATCAGACATTGCTTCTGTTACTTGAGCCCAAGACTCGTACCCACCTTCACCAGTTGGCACAGCTTTAGCTTGAAGTAAATTTGGTTCAGTACCATTAGCAGTATCATACTTTGCTTTTAGTCCTGCGACTGCAAGTTTAGTTACTTCTAAATCACCACCATTAATAGCAGTGTTATAAGCAGTCTTCTCACCTTCAGTCATATTATCAGCCGCCCACTTTGCCATTGCAGAGTAGGCTTCATCACCACCAACTACTGCTTTAACTTCAGCAGACTGGTTAGCCGCTAGTGCTGATTGACCATTTATAAAAGCGTCAACATAACTTTTTGGTATACCTGCTTTTTCAAGTGCTTCATAAGACTTGTCAGCCAGTTGTCCATTTTCATTATATTCTGTTTGTAATGTTTCCATATTAAGACCTGCGTCAGCTACAGCTTTATCAGCTATCTCTAAACTTTCTTCTTGTTTAGTCTCTTCTGCTTTTGCAGGTTCATTTGATTTTTCTGTTTCATTTTCAAATGATTTATCCTGAGCTCCTAGTTTACTTTCTAGTTCACCATACGATTTAGCCATGTCTTCGACAGACTTAAATTTTTCTGGCAACCCTTCAGGTCTTGGTTGATTTGCAGTTTCTTCTACTGGTTTTTCAGTTGTAGTTTCATCTGCTTTAATTTCTACTGTGTCTACCATTTTAGTTTCCCATATCCTTAGTCATATTGTTAGCAACTTGTGGAGCTACAGACTGAGCCGTCTCCATCATTTGTTGCATTTGTTGTTGCTCTTGGGCTTGTTGTTGTTCTGCTTGTAATTGTTCTTGAGATTTAATTAAACCTTCAGTATCAATTCCTAAACCTGTTGCTAATCTAGTTAGCAAGTCATTAGGATTTAATGATTGAACTACAGCAGGATTTATTTGTGCCAAATTACCTATCTCAGCTACAAATTCTCTAAGTTTCTGTAAGTCATTACCTCTGCCTAGAGCTTCTATTCCAGTAATGATTGTTGGTTTTACAGTCCCTTTTGGTAAAGTTGGTATTTCTTTTGCCGCACTCATTCTCTTCATCAACACTCTAACTAGAGGAAGTTGAAGTTCTTGAGACAGTAATGAATAAACACCACCCATACTTGTTTCTAATTGTTCCGCCATGTATCTTATTTCTTGAGCGGTTACACGCTCTGCGTCTCTTTGAATTGCAGTGTGTAATAAGAAAGCATAAGACATACGCTCTTCTAATTTTTGAATACTTCTTTCTACAACTTGTAAGTCATATTGTTTTAATGCCTGTAGAACAGACACATCATCTTGACTACCTGTAATAATATCTCCGTTTCTTGTCTGTGCTAAATCTTTTTTTCTTGTCACAGCATTAGGTCTTACCATAAATACTATTTTAGAAGACGCCGCCGCACTTTCTACAAGTGATTGAGATAATCCTTCTAAGCTCTTGAGGTCTCCAAGATACTCCTCAACAAAACTTCTTCCGTAATTTTCATTATCTATTCTTACCATTCTTAATGCTTGATAAGGCATAGCGTCTGCACTTAGTGTACCAATAGTAGATGGTATTTTTATTCCCATTACTTCTTGGCATATATAAAATTTCTTATCGTCTAATTTGTAAATGTGTGTGTAAATATCACAATGGTCATCATCTTTATAATCACCATTTATTTTCATTTGCTCTTTAATATCTTCATCAAGAGCTATGTGAGCAATACTTTCTTTAATAACTATTTCAATTAATGTTCCTTGAGGGTCTCGTCTTACAACAAATTGTGAAAGAGGATAGACTCTCATAGTATTATTTTTAGGTAAATAAGTTAAGACATTACCACCAATAATTAAATGTTTTAATGCTTCAAACATGCTTACACGCAAAGCTAATTCTTCTATCTTAAGTGAAACTTCTTTTTCAATATTTGCTAAAGATTTTTCAACTTGAGTCTTCATCTCCTTTTGTTGTTCCATTTCTTTTTTAGCGTCACCACTTACTTGTAGTCTAAAGAATGGAGCGTTAGGGGGAAGTAGGAGAAGTAATAATTTTGAAGCTAGATTGTTTACGCCTCTAGCACCTACTGATTGAAAAGGATTATATAAATCGGAAGAGTTAGTAAAACCTTCGTCAGGTATTAAAGATGGAATAGTTAATTCAGAACATTCTCTGGCTCTATCTAAGAAATATTGTCTATCTTGTTTTAATGTTTCATAGCGTTCTGCCGCAGTATTTTGTCTAGTAACTACTTCGTTATCCATCTGCATTACGGAGTATTAACGCCGCTACCTGAACTTGAAGCTATGTTTAAACCAGAAGTTTGTAACATTCCTGTTCCTGACTTCTTAGCTTTTTTAGTAATCTTCTTTTTATCTGACAACTCGTCTGCTGTTTCCAATGTAGGAACTAATTGTTCACCAATAGGTGAAGCGTTTACTACAGGGTTTGGAGCAACAGGAGTTGGAGCAGGTCTTGAACCACCACCACACATATTTATTTCTCCTTATTATGTTATATTTAAACCAGAGTTTGAACCTTCAACTCCGCCTT